TCCGCCCGATTTATGCGCCAAGACTTCTTCAAATACCTTCCGCAGTTCACCTTGGTCATCATCGGCAACGATAAGCCAACCCTTCGCACCATCGATGACGCCATTCGCCGCCGCTTCAACATCATCCCGTTCACGGTCAAACCTGACATCGTGGACCTCAAACTCGGCGACAAGCTCCAGGCCGAATGGCCGGGCATCCTACGCTGGATGATCAATGGCTGTCTGGACTGGCAAGAGAATGGTCTGATCCGCCCTCAATCGGTCCTCGACGCCACCGGGGCCTACTTCGAGGAACAGGATATTTTCGGCCAGTGGCTAGAGGATGAGTGCGAGGCCGAGCCGACAAATAGGCACAAATGGGAGACGGTGGCGGTTCTGTTCAAAAGCTGGGTCGGCTACTCCGAATCGGCTGGCGAGCACCCTGGAAGCCGCAAAGGATTTGGTGAAATGATGCGCCGGAGAGGCCTAACGCCGGACAAGGGCACGAGGGGCGTGCGGCGCTATCTCGGCATTCAACTGAAAAATCAGGAAAGCCAGAGAAACGATGATAACGCATAACGGGAATTTAGTTGCGAAAAGTGGCGTCACATACTACTGAGTGGCGGATTATTTTGACCATTCGCCACTCAATAAACAAAATAACATCAACAGGTTACAGAGAAAGTGGCGCGAGTGGCATCAAAATCTTGCATTCCCTCTTATGCGCGCGCATAGGGGTTAACCAAAAACGGGCCTCTGATACGCCACTCACGCCACACATTGAAAAACAGGAGATAAGGATGATCGCGGCCGATCTTAGGTGTTGTGCAAGCTGTTATTTCTGGGGCGGGGACGAGAGCCACGAGCCTAATAGATCCGATTCCTGCCAAGCGCATCCGCCCACAATGTGTTCAGATGGAACAACGAGGTTCCCACAAACGACCAAGAATGGTTGGTGTGGAGAATGGTCGGCGTGGCCAGATGACGGAGGAAACTATGCGATCGGATCGTCCAAGGCTGTTGTGGGGGCGAAGGAGGTGTGGCGTTAGCCAAAGCTCGCCCCTCCGCGCGCGCGCCAATCGTCGCAGATTGACACGATCGTCGCATATTGCGATAACGGCGAGCGACATTCCGTCAGCACTGAAGAAGAGCTAAATGACCACGGAAGAAGCGACCACCGAGACCACGTCGGCCACACCGGCAGCCGATCCGATGCAGGCCGGCATCACCCATCTGCGAGAGATCGATCCGACCGCCTTGCGCGTCTGGACCGTCAAGGGACCGAAGGGCGTCGGCGGTCGGATTGGGCGAGCTGTAGGGAGGATCAGGCATGACCAACACCGATAAACGCGGAATTGATAAGGTATATCAAGATTTAATCGGAGAGGCTGTAATGGGTGCTATATTAAAAGCATCCATCCGTGTTGTGGACGGAAAAAAGATCGGCGTTCTTCGGAGCGCGGAAATTACGCACGCACTACTCATGATCTGTGCATTCGTGTCTGCTGGCTGTAAGGCCACCTCAACGCCCCAAAAGACGAGGATTTTGGGGGATCAGTTGCGGAGGGATTTTATCGATCTTGTTCGGGCGGCCCAGAATAGTCCGGAGCGCCCGCTAACGGTTCAAGACATCGAGTCTGGACCGCTACAATGACCCAAGCGCAAATCGGCTGGCTGATGGTCACGACGTTCGCGACCATCTATTTTGCGCCGTGGCTCCTGGCGATATGGCTGAATAGGCGGCAGGCTCCGGCCATCTTCGCGCTCAACCTGTGCCTCGGGTGGACCGTCATCGGCTGGGTAGGGGCCTTGGTCTGGGCGCTGGTCAGACCAGTTCAGCCGACCCGCTCTTGACTAACGTAGTACGCGATAGGAGGGCGAGCGAGTGACGGGAGATGAACTAAGGCTCGCCCTCGTCGCCCTCCGCACCTACCCTGTGGAGTTCGCCAAAGACCGGGAGGTCAGCCGCGCTACGGTGTTTCGGTGGATGAACGCCGATCGGGTTCCGCTTCATATCGAAGAGCGCATCAAGGCCCTCTTGGCGGCAAAGGCCGCGCGCGCTAAATTGAAGCCATGAGCGACGATAAGATCATCGATCTCAAGACCGGCAAGCCGCGCAAGCCGCGGCGCAAGGAGACGAACTACAAGCCGGAGGAACATCCATCGGCAGGGCCGGCGAGCGGTATGCCTACGATGGGCGACGGTTGGGGCGGTCCGCCGAAGGGCGCCGGCAAGCCGATCAAACCGGGCGAACGTCTAGTGGCGCGGCCTATCGAAGTTCGGCAGGAGCTCGAACAGGAAATGCTCGATCGCATGGTGACGATCGCGCGTACCTCGCCTAACGACTTCGCTGCGACCAATGCCGCCGACAAGGTCCTTGATCGGCTGCAGGGCAAGCCGGTGCAGCGTACGGTGACCGCCACGCTTGACGATCTGGCCAGGATGACGGACGAAGAGCTTGATGCCGATCTCGCGCGAAATCTCAGAATACTCGGTAAGACAGGCGCGTGAGAAGGTTCGCCGCCGCTGCCGCGAAAGCCTGCTGACCTGGTGCGAGGCCGCGCTCAGCGTCTATGGCCAGGAACCACAGCCCCATCACCGCCTGCTCATCCGCGAGTTGGAAGACATCGAGGCCGGTCGAAACGATCGGCTGATGGTGTTCATGCCTCCAGGCAGCGCCAAATCGACCTATGCCTCGGTGCTGTTTCCGCCTTGGTTTCTCGCGCGGCGGGCCAATCGGGACGTCATCGGTGCGTCGCACGGAGCGGACTTGGCTGAGGATTTCAGCGGTCGGGTAGTACGCACGATCAAGGAGCATCCGGGCGAACTGGGCTATGGCCTCCTGACCGAAAGCCAGAAGCTCTGGCGCACATCGAACGGCGGCGTCTACCGAGCGGCGGGCGCTGGCGGATCGATCACCGGACGCCGCGCCGACCTATTCGTGATCGATGATCCGATCAAGGGCCGCGAGGATGCCGACAGTGAGGTCATTCGTGAGAAGGTCTGGGCATGGTATCGGGCCGAAGTGATCACCCGCTTGAAGCCGGGCGCGCGCATAGTGCTTATCCAGACTCGCTGGCACGAATCGGACCTCGGCGGCCGACTATTGGAAGAAATGGCGGCCGGGGCGGACCAATGGCGTGTGATCAGCCTGCCGGCCATAGCCGAGGCCGAAGACGATCCTTTGGGCCGCGCCATCGGAGATCCCCTTTGGCCGGAATGGGAGGATCTGCCGGCGCTCGAACGCAAGCGCATGGCCGTCGGCGCGCGCGAGTGGGCGGCGCTGTATCAGCAGCGGCCGGCGCCCCTGGAAGGCTCGCTGTTCAAGGTCGGGCAGATCGGCGTGATGGACACCGCGCCGGCTGGCGGCATCATCGCCCGCGCATGGGATTTGGCGGCGACGGCGCAGGTCGGCTCGCGCGACCCCGACTGGACGGCCGGCGTGAAGCTGGCGCGGCTGAACGACGGGCGACTGGTTGTGCTCGATGTGGTACGGCTCCGCGGCGGCCCGGACGAAGTCGAGAGTACGATCGTCAATACCGCGGCGCAGGACCGTCACGGCGTGAGGGTCGGACTGCCGCAGGACCCTGGACAGGCTGGCAAGCAACAGGTGCTCTACTTCACGCGCCGATTGATGGGATTCACCATCGACAGCAGCCCTGAGACTGGCGACAAGGCCACCCGCGCCGCACCCGTCGCATCGCAGGTCAACGTCGGAAATCTGCACATCGTCAAGGCCCCATGGAACCGGGCCTTCCTCGATGAACTGGCCGCTTTTCCGTCCGGCTCGCACGACGATCAGGTGGACGCATTGTCGCGCGCCTTTTCCATGGTAGGATTGAGCGCGCCGATGAATATCTCACCGCAGGCGATGGCGCTGGCTGGGGCTAGACGATGAAGCTATGGGGATGGTGGCGCAAACCCGCGCCCGCGAGGCCGCAAGCCGCACCGCTGACGCCAGCGCCTGGCCCGCGCTATCCCGAGCTGAAGGTCAGTCGCCGCGCCCTCGACATCGCCGCCTCCAAGCCGGCCGGCGTCGAGCGGGCGATGGCCTTCCGCGACCTGTTCCCCGTCGCCAAGGCGCCGCCCGGCGTTCCCGCCGAAGCCGAACTGGCGATGGACGCCAGCGTTGGCGACAGTTACGGCTATGCCCAGGCCAGCTACTTCGGCGAGGGCGTGTCCTGGCCGGGCTTCCCGTATCTGGCCGAACTGACCCAGCGCCCCGAGTATCGCCTGATCGTCGAGACCCGCGCCAAGGAGATGACGCGCAAGGGATTCGAACTGACCTACAGCGGCGAGGATGACGCCGCCGACCGGATCGATGCGCTCACGAAGGCTTGCGAGGCGCACCGGATAAACGATCTGCTGCGCAGATTTGCCGAGCACGATGGCTTCTACGGCGGCGGTCATATCTACGTCGACACGGGCGATGGCGCCAAGCCGGACGAACTGCGCAAACCGCTGCTGCGGAACAAGGCCAAGATCGGCATCGGCGGGCCACTGGCCTTCCGCATCATCGAGCCAATGTGGGTCTATCCGAACATCTACAATTCGACCGATCCGCTCGCGCCGAACTATTATCGCCCGACGAGCTGGTACGTCATGGGCAAGATCGTTCACTCAACCCGCCTGATCACGGGCGTCTCGCGCGAAATGCCGGACATCCTCAAGCCGGCCTATTCGTTTCGGGGGCTGTCGCTCAGCCAGATCGCCAAGCCCTATATCGACAATTGGCTGCGCACGCGGCAGAGCGTTTCGGATCTGATCCACTCGTTTTCGATCATGATCCTGAAAACGAACATGGCCGGAGTGCTTCAGGGCGGGGCGGCCGACCAATTCTTCAACCGCATCGACATGATGAACCTGACCCGCGACAACCGCGGCACGTTCGTGGTCGATAAGGAAACCGAGGAATTCGAGAATGTCGCCGCGCCGATCGCGGGCTTGCACGAACTCCAGGCCCAAAGCCAAGAGCAGATGGCCTCGATCAGTCAGATGCCGCTCGTCAAGCTGCTGGGCATCCAGCCGAGCGGGCTGAACGCGTCGAGCGACGGCGAGATCAGGGTGTTCTATGACGGCATACATGCAGCGCAGGAGCACCTGTTCTCAACACCGCTGAAAGACGTGCTCGACATCCTCCAACTCAACCTGTTCGGCGAGATCGACCCGCACATCGGCTTCAAGTTCGTCCCGCTATGGCAGCTCGACGATGCGGCGCAGGCTGCTGTGGACAAGACGGCGGCCGATACGGCGGCGGTCTGGATCGACCTTGGCGTGATCAGCCCCGAGGAGCAGCGGCGCGCGCTCACGGCGGACAAGGACAGCCCCTATGCCGGGCTCGATCCCGATGATTTGCCGGAGCCGCCGGACAATGGCGCCGAAGAGGCCGAAGGCTCGATTACGGGCAATCCGGCCAAGTCGGCCGAACCGAAGAAAGAGATGCGCAGCGGGGTCTAGCCATAGCGCCCGATTTGCGCCAAGATACCACATCTGGAGGAGCTAACGATGACGACGAACAATGTATGGGCCAACGGCCTGCTGAACGCGCTGTTCAATGCGGCGACATTGGCCAACGTGATCGAGAACGCCAGCTCGTCCCCGTTGACCAATCTCTACGTCAGCCTGCACACCGCGGACCCGACCGCGAGCGGCAATCAGACCTCCAGCGAGGTCGCGTACACCTCCTACGCCCGCGTCGCCGTGGCACGCACAACCGCCGGCTGGCCGACGACCACCACTGAGACCATTTCTCCGGCCGCGGCCATCACCTTCCCGGCCGGGACTGGCGGCTCGGGCACGGCGACCTACGCCGGCATCGGGTCGGCGTCCAGCGGGCCGGGCGAGTTGTTCTACTCCGGCCCGATCAGCCCGTCGATCGTGTGTGGCAACGGCGTGACCCCGCAGCTCACCACCGCCTCGACGATCAGCGTGTCGTAATGGGCGACGAAACCGAAGCCGATCCGCCCATCCAGGGCATCGTGAGCGCCGCCGCGACGATGGTCGCGGTTGGCGGCATGGGCGCCGCGCCTCCGAGCGATCCCGTCCTGATCGCCATGATGGCGGCGCAGGATCAGGCCTATGCCGAGGGCATTTCGGACCCGGACGAGATCAAGGCCCGCAAGATGGCCGCGCGGGCGGCGGCGCTGGCGAAGATGGCCGAGGGCTGATCGCTCCGGTCCAGGGAGCGTATCATGCCGATTCAGTCTCGGGTCTATACGGTCGCCGATCTACTGGCCGAGGTTCAGTCCGACAATCTCGAGGATGGGGTGGCGAATTGTCCGTTGCGGACCTGGCTGTCGGCGAACCAGGACAAGACGATCGACGAATATGAAGCATGGTTGCAGGCTAATCAAATCTCCGGACCGGGTATCTGCAAAGCGATTTTCGAGTATGCCTATCGGCATAACACGCCAGTGGCCGGCGCGGAGATCGAGCAGCTTTATGCCGGCTTCCTGGCCGGCTATCCATTCGCTCTGACGCGGGGGATCATCGAGGGCTTGTTGCGCGAGCCGCCCGGCGGCAGATCAATCGATCCGGAGGCCAAGCGCATCCTGATCGACGCCATCCGCCAAAATCATCCGAATGCAGAAAAATTTCTCGCTCAGGACGCCGTACGCCAGCACTTACCGTCTGATTTCATCGCCTGACCATGGGCACGGTCGTCCATACATTCACTACGCCAGGCGCATGGTCGGACAGCGCGCCAACCGGAACGATTTCGGCCGTCATCGCCATGAACGGCGGTGGCGGCGGCGGCGGCCGGAGCTATTACGACATCGCCACCAAGATCACCTATTATGCGGATGGCGGCGGCGGCGGCGGCTGGTTGTCCTATGCCATAACGTCGCTTTCTGGGGGCGCCGCACTCAGCGGCAACGTGGGCGCGGGCGGCCCTGGGGCGATCTCCCAGGGCGCGGACGGAGCCAACGGAACCGCGAGCACCTGCGGGCAGTATTCGCTTTCCGCCGGCGGCGGCCTGGGCAACGGCACAGGCGGAACAGCCACCGGCG